GGCGCACAACCCGGCGCGGCATTCGGCGCGGGTCTTGGCGCCTCCGGGCCAGCTATAGGCGGGCTGATCGGCAGCGTCGCAGGTCGTCAAATCGCAGCCCCAGCGCAAGAGGTTGCTCGAGAAATAGGCGTGAAGGGCCAAGCGCTGGACCTACTAAGCAAGGCGGCGCAAATGGACGCTCCGGTGGCGGGTCCAGCGATGCAGCGCGCCGGTCAATACGCGTCACTCGGGCAAATGGGCCCGGCAACTCAGAATTTGCTAGACTTGGCCGCGTCATCTACGAGCGAAGGCGCTGCGATTGCTAGAGCAAACATTGACGAGGTTGCCGGCGAAGCTGGCGAGCAAATGTCTCGCTTGCTGGACACTTCATTCGGCGGGCCGCAAGCGGCGCAACAAGTCGAAGATGCTCTGATGGAGACAACTGCACCGCTCCGCAAAGAGGTTTACGACAAGGCATATTCAAATATCATCGACTACTCAGACCCGGCGGCAAGTAAGCTCGAAGAGTTGCTGGGCCGCGTCGACCGATCAATTATCGAGAGCGCGGAGAGCATTATGATTAGAGAGGGGCAGCCATCGTCCCAAATCTTTGCTGAGTTCGACGCTGCTGGTAGAGTTATTGGCTACAATACTTTGCCAGACGTGCGCCAAATTGATTACGTCACACGCGCGCTCCACAGCGTGAGCCCGACCGCGGCGCCAGAGGATAAGAATACATCACGCGCGCTGGCTTCGCAGATCCGCAAGGCACTGGACGAGCTGGTCCCCGATTACAAGACTGCCCGTGGCGTAGCTGGAGACGTTATCAGCGTGCGCGACGCGCTATCGGTCGGCTCTGAAGCGTTGACCGGCAAGATGACACGTTACGACGTCAAGAAGGCGTTGAGCGGCATGACAGAGCCAGAGCTGAATGCGGTCAGGCAGGGCGTGCGTAGCTACATAGACGAGATTATGGCAAATGCGAAGGCGTCTCTGACAGATCCAAATCAGGACGCGCGTGAGATGGCGCGGCCACTGAAAGACATGATGTCCCGTGCGGGGCGTGAAAAACTTGAAACGATACTTGGAGATCAGTCCAAAGAGTTCTTGCGCCAGATGGAAGAAATTTACTCGGTGATCTCAATGCGTGCCGGAGTTGCTCAAAACGCTAAGACTGCAATTCGCAGAATGGCACAGGATGCTGCGGAAGACGTCATCCAGCCAAACCTTGGCCAGCTGGTTGGGGATCGCGGTGTGATTGCAGGTTCGCTAGAAGCGCTGCGGCGCCAGGCGACTGATACGCCATCCAAACAAGAGGCGTTCCAAAGGTTAATGGGCGAGATCGCGCAACCTCTGACGCGCCAGAAAGACTTGACTACGCTCTTGCGTGAGATGTCTGGCTTGCAGCAAGCGGCCCCGCAACTTGAGCGAGGCCGTCGAGCATATGAAGCCGGGAAAGCGGCCGGCACGTTTGGCGCAGTTACACTGACACCAGCAATGCAGACCCTCCTGGGCCAGCGCTAACCGCTACTTCTTAGCAGCCTTCTTAGGCGCAGTCTTCGCGGGCTGCGCCTCAAGCGCGTCTGCGGCTGCGCGGTGCAGCTGGGCCGACTGTTCCTGGATGATGGTGGCCGCCTGCTCGCAGAATTTGAACAGCGCCATGATGTTTGTAACGCGGTGCGGATTGTTGAGATTGCGCACCAGTTCCTTTGTGTCGTCGTCTAGCATGTGATCCTCCATGAATTTCACTCTGGCAGCCTATAACATTTTTTTCGCTTTGTGAACATTTTGTGCTTGCAGGGGTGTGCTGTTACCTCTATGTTAACAATATACACAGAAACAAAGGAACACGGAAATGACATCATACAGCTTCACCCCCGCAGAAACTACAGGCCGCAACGCCTTTGACACTGCCACAAAACTTACATTTGATTGCGAAAGCAGTCGCGGTGGCCTGTATCGCGTGAACGCAACAGTCGGAGATTGCGGTTCAGCTGTAGCTCAAGTCTTTCGAGTTCGCGACGGCCAAGGCGTATGTAGAACAACACGCCTTGGGAACACAATCCACACACTCGCAGTCCAGCACGCTCTGGCCGCCGCGACTACAGCATAACCAAACGGGGGCCATGCGCCCCCACAAGCCGGGAGAAACGTAATGATGCCAACTGCGCAAGACTGGGCGATCCTCGCTATATGGACGTCACTCTGCGGGCTGTTGATCGCCTGCACCGTGACCGCTAATGTAACTGATGAAACAATGCGCCCAAAGGCGCGACCAACACACTGGGAGACCACGCATGGCTAAACTAACTCGCGCTGAAGTCTTAGACACAGCCAAAGAATACGTCACTAAAGATCGCGCAGCCGACCACGGCGACATGGAGGACAACTTCAAGACCATCGCCATTTATTGGAGCGTTCACCTAAACTGCGAGGTTCTACCGCACGACGTTGGGACGATGATGATGCTACTGAAAGCAGCCAGAGCCAAATCGAACCCGAGCCACGCCGACAACTACATCGACGCCGCCGGATACGCCGCCTGCGCCGCTGAGCTGGCCACAGAGGATAAGGAGGGCTCGACATGAGCCTGGTCCTGGAAAGCATCCTGCCAAAGCTCATAGCGTGCGCTGAGTGCCACGGAGAGGGCACCGTGGAGCAGGGGTTCGCGTACCCGCACAACGCAGGCCGAGACATCGGCGAAATCATCATGGAGACTGTGCCATGCCCCGAGTGCGGCGGCATGGGCGAGATCCCGCCATTCGACGAGGAGGAGGAAGACGAATGAAATACGATCCAGAGGCGCTCACCCGCCACGTTCTTGACTGTGCAAATCAGGGCATGTCCCAGGCTGACGTGGCGGACCTGTTGCGCGTATCCCGCTCAACAGTCCACCGCATCCAGAAAAGCATGAACATAAAACTTGAAAGGAAGAAGCGTGAATACGGACCAAATTCAGATTATTATAAAAAGGCTCGAGCGAATAACGAGCATAATGCTGACGGAACAGAAGACGGCGATGAGGCCAAACTTGAAGCAGCGGCTAGAAGAGCAGCAAGCGCTGCTCGATCTGCTAAAGCGCGAGATGCAAAAGACGCCGCAGAGCGACTGCTCGCCAAGTTAGAGGGCGTCACAGATAAGCACGAGCGCTATGAGATTACATATGCCCATTGCTTGTGGGAGTTTGAAGCGCTCATGTACAGGCAGCACAAGCGGGGGCCGCTTCCGTCTGGGCCGCGCAGGCCGACCACAATGGCTCCGTCGATGATTGAGGCGGCTGAGCGGAGCAAGCAGCACAGCATTGACCAGGGCAAGCGCCTGTTTGCTTTGATCCCGTATGACCAGCGCATCACCGCCTCGGAAGCCGCAGAGCTTCTGGGTGAAAGCGTGCCGCGCACGTCAAGCTATCTCAAGAAAATGTGGGAAGCTGATAAAATCTACCGTGTGCGTGACTATGTTGAAGTTCCGGGCTGCACCAAACGCCAGTGGCGCTGGGTGTTTAGCAAGCAACCAATTCAGCCGCTGAATAACTGTTTTGAGGATGACGATTGATGGATGAAAAGGAAGTGGAGCGCATGATAAACGCAGCAGGTCTGATCGGAGCTGTCTTTGGCTTCGCAAGCGGCGCTGGCTTAATGATGCTGGTGGGTATTATATTCTAGTAATCGTGTGGGTGGCTGTGAATGCTGGCACATTTGGCAACGGGTAAACCAATAAACGGTTATTGTTGAAGCCACCCACTCAGACTTTCTACGCAAGCTCACACCTGGGGGCCAGATGTTATTTGAAGCTGTCGAGAGTTTTTTGCATCGACAGCTTTTCATTTAGAAACTCATCTTGAGAAATATATGTTGTGACACTTGTCACCTCATCGCCACGGCGGAAAATCACAGCGTCTAGATGCACCGCGACAAAGGCGTAAACGTCTGAGTGATGTTCGCTCTTCTTAACTGTGTGGAATGCGTATTTCTGGCTGTTCTTATGTTTCTTGCTGGCGCTCTTCACCTGCAATGTAAGCGTGCGTGTATCCGTCTGTATATACGCATCGTGGTCTTTGATTTGGCACAAGGTGCAGAGATAACCTGCAAGAGAAAGCCGGGCGAGAGCTAAATGCTCGCCCGCCCTTCCCACCGCCGCGCTGGCATTCTGATCCTGGACGCGCAACTTAGCTAAGTGGACTAAGTCAACAGCCAGGTGTGGATCTTGCGCGTCTCGTTGATCCGCTGCTCCAGCCCGTGATACCCGCCATTCACCTTACGCGTGATGCGCTTGATGACGTCATCGCCAACGCCGTCGTCCGCAATGGCGAATAGGCCGTTCTTCTGGAAAAA